CTGTTGCTGAACATGTTGCTGAACAAGTTGCGGAACCTGTTGCTGAACATGTTGCTGAACAAGTTGCTGAACAAGTTGCGGAACCTGTTGCTGAACAAGTTGCGGAACAAGTTGCTGAACAAGTTGCGGAACCTGTTGCTGAACAAGTTGCTGAACAAGTTGCGGAACCTACAGAACAAAGCACACATAGTGATGATTCAAAAAGTGTTACAACTGTACGTCTTGCTCCAAAGAAACAAATTTATGCAAAAATTGGTAAACATAATTCTGGTAGCAATAATAATGATGTAAAAGCGAATGTACTATCACGCCGCAATACCTATAAAAAAGTCCGTTCAGAACTTGAATAAATATAGATTAAATGTTATTAAAGGCTTTAAAAAAATTGAATTATATATATTCTAATATTTTATTTATTATATGTTAAAACAATATAAATAATAATAATGTCTGTTATGGTACCCTTTATTACTGATATTCAAGATGTACATGAGTTTGGTTCTGATGATGAATATGATGATTTAGAATATGGGATTAATCAAAATAATAACGAAGAAAATAATAATACAGATATTATAAATCCATTTTATGTTAGTCAAAAAGGAGGTAATCTAAAAACTATAACTTGGGGAGATATTTATCGTAATTTTAATTCTGTAATAATTATGACTCTATGCGATTACATGAAACCAGAAAATATTGATGTGTTTTTCAAGATGAATATTGTAAAAAATGAACTTAAAAATATTAAGAATATTACATATTTTCGCACGGGAATTAATATATTAAAAAATAAAGATCATTATTTTAAATCTATTATTGTCAATAAAACAGATCTATTTCAATTATTCCCTGATGGAAATTTTAATGAGTCAGAAATAGTTCTTAGTATTTTTGAGATGAATGAAACAAATACACGAAAATATTGTGATATGTACAAATCATCTAACGATATTCAAGATGTAGAAACCAAACTTGATATGTATACATATTATCTTGGAGATAAAAAGAATCTCGATTATCTTAATATTGAATTGAATGATATGTTTAAAAATCTAAAAGAATCTGATTATTGGTCGGATAAAAAAAATCTCGATATAAATATTACTACTAGTTTTATTGATCGAGAATTTAATAATCAACGTACTTCAACTTCATTTCAAGTAATCAATCAAAATGAAAATAAAAATTTTAATAATATAAATATTATAAATAAAAATAATGAATATCCGGTTGGTGATTCTGATTCAAAACTTGTAAAACAACTTAAAAAAGGTAAAAAAGACTATCCTATTGATGATATTAAAAATGATATTAAAAATGATGAAAATGGATCTGAACCAGTTAAACATAAGATTATTAAGAAAAAAGATCTTTTTGTTGATCCATCTTCGATTATTCGAAAGGAAAAAACAAACAAGAGACGAACATTTTTCAGCACAATAATTGATAATCAAAATATCAATAATGAATATATTCTTAATATGTATAATATTTTAAATAATGACAAACTAAAATATAATTTTGTAAACAGTTTACTGGTATCAAAAGAGTATTGTCATCTTATTCTAAACAACATAAAATTACTTGAACAAATTACTCCAATGATTGAAAAATATAAACATGTATTTAAATATACTATTGGATATGCATGGCTTAATTTTTATCTAGAAGAATGTCTAGCTAGAACTAAATCTACAAAAAAGAGTCGTTTTGCATTTGATATTAATACTGCAAATAAACTACCAGTATTTCCATACATTTATTCTGATATCAAACAAAATCCATACATTACAGTGCTTACTGATGATGTAGAAATTTTACAAGATAATACATTTGGCATTACATGTATTGATGGATATGAAGGATATGGCGTAACTGATTTAGCAACATTCCAAAAAAGATTTAATATCTTTACTACTGGTAATCCTGAAGTAAATCCATTTGTCGGACTCGATTGGACAAAATTTGGTGTATCTGGTTCAGCAATTACAGCTTGTTTACAAAAACGTTCTGTATTACTTGATCAGATGATTAAGAAAAATAATAATGATGAAACAGTTGGATTTAAGGAATTTATCGATAAATATTATGCTGATTCTGATGTAGATCTTATGTCAAATGATTCATCAATTATTACATTCTTAGATTCAGTCAACAATGTATATCAACTATTACAACAAAATCTTAATGCTACACCTAAAGAAACACGTTTTGAATCAGTAAAGACTTTTGCAATTTCAATTACATCATATTTCTTTGAATATTATCTTAAAGATTTTAATGATACATATGGATTTAACAAAACAATTCAGGAATTTGAAAATATGACTGATGATATTATGTTTAAAACATATATGTATACAAAATATATTAATGCTAAGATGCTAATAAATAAAAAAATACTAAATGAAAATAATAGAAACAATATATTTGTAAAAGAATATCTTATTCCAAACACATACGAGAATATGAATATCTATAAAGTTGATTATAATAATTATGAGACTTATGATGTACAAGATTTGGATGTAATATATTATCGTAATGACTTTGGTAATACATTTACACAAAAAGAAAATCATATGGTTATGAAAATCTCCGAAAATATCCGTTACAAACTATTTTGTAAAACAACAAAGATAGAAACATTTCGTATTCGTGATAAAGAATTCTTTAGTACAGTAGCTCGTTTCCACTTTCCCTGCGTTAGAGCATATTACCAAGGTGATAATGTATATATTCTACCAAGCTGTATTACTTCAATGATGACTGGATTAAATATTGAGTATAAATATTTTGCAGGAGTACGCAATCCAGTAGATATTATTAACAAATATATGCAACGAGGATTTGGTGTACTACTTAATAAATTTGAGATTAATATCTGGCTAGAATATAATAAGAATGAAGAAAATAAAACAAATATTAAATATGATGGTACGGATATTGATAAGAAGACATTACTTGGTGCAAAATCAATTAATAACAAAGTATATAAGATTGACAACCCAATTCCATATAACAATATGATTCAAAATATTACTGATTTAGAACAATATTATTCTAAATTTAATAAATCTTCATGCATTAATCCTATAAAGATGAAATCAATTAATTCAAATGGTAATATAAATAAATTCCATCCATCATATGTTGAACTTTGTTATGATGAACTTAACTAAGTTATTTTTTTATAAAAAAATAAAATTTACATAAATTTTACATAGATTTTTTGAATGTCTTTCTACATACAGTACAGGTGTAGAATATAGTAGCTGGTTCATCAATACAACGAGTTTGGGTGATATAATATGTATGTTTCTTTTCGCCACAACGCATACATTTGAATTCGTCAGTAGTATTTACTTTTGAAAGAGTATCATCGCGTAGATTATTTTTATCTATAATAGATTTCCATCTTTGTGGATGAAGTTGATATGGATGTAAAAATGCAATAATCTGTCCACTTAATTTATTTGTAAGTATATCATTAATAAGTGTTTTATTTTGCACATGTTCATTTTTATCATCTAGATTATTTAATAGATTTTCGAGTTTATCATGATAAGTCAGATGAAAAAAATGATAAGGATAATTATTAGATATAACATAATTAAGTGATGATTCGAAAATACCTTTTTCAATATCTTCAGATATATTATAACAATTAATAATATCGTCTATTTTTTTTATTGTTTCTTTTCTATCTACAATAGATTCTGATGTTCGAACAAAATCAATTGGAAGATGTGCAGAATTTTCCATAATAAAATCAAATTTATCAAGATATTCTTTATCTTGAGAATAAGTATTAATTGTAATAGTAGATATAGTTTGAGACATTGTATATTATATATTATTATTAAGTTAACTAATTATTTGTTAACTTAGTTATCTTAAATATATAATTCAATTTTTTAGTTAAAAAGTTGAAAAATATAACTAAGTTAACAAAATAACTAAGTTAACAAAAATATAAGCAATATGAAACTATATACTAATAATGATTTGTCATTAATAAAAGATAATATTAAAGATATTAATAAACAAATAAAATCAGTCATAATGAATAATTTTCATCCTACTTATACAGAAAGACAACAAATATTTTCAATAATTTTAGATTATGTTAAAGATAATGATAGAAAAATATATGGCGGTTATGCTTTAAATGAATTAATAAAGCTAAAAAATGGGAATGATATGATTTATGATATTGATGAATTGCCGGATATAGATTTTTATTCATATGATCCAAATAATGATATAATAAATTTATGTAATAAAATATATGACAGTGGATTTACAAAGGTTAGTGGACGGGAGGCAAAACATAAAAATACATATAGTATATTTGTTAATTATGAATTATTTTGTGATATAACATATGTACCAAAATATATTTTTGACAAAATACCAATTAAAAATATAAATAATATAAAATATGTAGATCCAAGATTTATGATAATTGATTATTTAAAAATATTATCAGATCCATTATGTAGTAATTGGCGTATAGAAAAAACATATGATAGATTAATATTATTGAATAAATATTATCCGATATACGAAAATAGAGATAATATAATAATTAATCCGATTGATGAACAAGATAAACTAGATAATTGTATTAATTATATATATGAATTAATAAAAAATCAAAATGATATTATTATTGTAGGATTTTATGTGTATAATTATTTTCTATTAAAATCAGGATTTAATAAATTAGATTTAGTTGATATTCCATATATTGAAATAATAACAAAAAATTATAAAGACGATTTTAATAATATTTATAATAAATTAAAAGAATGTTTTCCAGATTTAAATATAACTCATAAAGAATACTATCCATTTTTTATGTATAATGGATATAGAGTAGAAATATATGTAGATAATGAATTAATATTAATAATATATGATTATGATAATAGATGTTTACCATATCAAAAAGTAAATTTTATTGATTATAATAAAAATATAGAATATTCAGATATAAAAATAAATATAGGATCTTTTAATTTGACATTATTATATGCTCAGATTAATATTATTAGAAATAATATTTTTAAAGATGTAAATATGAAAATTATATATGAAAAATGTGTATCCCATTTAATATGTATGCGGGAATATTATTTTAGAAAAAATAAAATTAATATTTTAGATGATAGTATATTCAAAGATTTTATAACAGAATGTATATATCCAGAATTTAATCCAGAACATGAAAATCTAATACGTTATGATAAGAGAAAAGAAAAAAATAAACCATCAATGTACATATATGATCCAAATAAGAATAGAAAAGATGAAAAAGATAAAAATTTTTATTTCTCAAATATATCTGGTAATGAAATAAAAAATAATAAACATTCAAAAATATTAAATATGATAGTCGATGATGAAAATATTGATGTTGTTGATGTTGTTGATAATTAAAAAAATGAATTTTATTAACTAATTTAAGTAAATAATATTATATTATAACTAATAACAAGATGACTGAACAATATGAAAAATATATTTTGAATGAGAAAAATAAGTTTATCTCAACAGAATTTATAGAGACAACATTAAAAAAGTATTCTATTAATCACAAAGTGATTAATATAAATAATTTTCGTCAAGCTTTTATTCATATTTCATATTTAAAAGAACAACAACTTACAGATAAATTTATAAAACTATTATATGAATTAGAACCAATTGATAATAAATTAATAAAAAAAACAATACCATTACAAGAAAAATCATATGAAGTATTAGAATATCTTGGTGACGCAGTTATACATTCTGTATTAGCTGAATATTTATTTCGCAGATATCCCAATGCCGATCAGGGATTTTTAACAACTATTCGGACAAGAATAGAAAAAGGGGAATCATTAAATAAATTTAGTAGAAACTTAGGATTTCATGAATATGCTATTATATCAAGAAATATAGAATTATCAGGCGGTCGGGAAAATAATATAAATATAATGGAAGATGTATTTGAAGCATTTATTGGAGCATTAAAATTGGAAACAAATTATGAGATTTGTCAAAAATTTATAACAAATTTAATTGATTCAATGATAGATTTTGCAGATTTAATAAATAATGATGATAATTATAAACAATTATTAATGCAATATTATCATAAAAATGGTTATAGAACTACTCCAACATACGTTTTAATAAATACATTTGATGAAAAACCAAGAAAAAAATTCGAAATGATTGCAAAAAATCCAGATGGTAAAATAATTGGGAAAGGTATATCAACTTCGAAAACGCATGCAGCACAATTAGCTGCAAAAGAAGCCTTGATAAAATTAGGTGCTATAAAAAATAGTAATTCTGATGATAGTGATGATGAATATTTTTTTATAAGTTAACTAAATTATAAGTTAATTTAGTATTTATCTTGACCAATTAAAATATTTAAAATTAACATAGTTATTAGTGGAGCTAATAATAATATTATTTTAATTATTGCTAATGGTGGTGCTGGAGATAATGGGAACCAACTAGCTAATAATGTTAATGAAAATATAGCAATTAATGCTATAAAATATTTATTATCACATTTATTTTTATTTATTAAAAGTGCAAGATATGCAATAGTACAAATTACAATAACTGTTAAAAATCCTTTACTTATAAATTTTCTAATTTTTCCTAAAATACCAGAACCAGATTGATTATTAGTATAATTCATATATATAATTTACATAATAAAAAAATAACATATTATATATATATGTCATATCAAAAACAAAGAGAAAAATATATTGATTTAAAAATAAATGGTAGATTATTTCCATCGTGGATATTAGCAAATTTTCCGCAATTTAAATTACCAGAAATAATACAAGATGAAAATTACGACGCATGTGCAAAAAGAGGACCCGATAAATTACGTGAATATCAAATATTTATAAGTAAGATAATAGATTATAATAGTCCATATAAAAATCTATTAGTTTATCATGGTTTAGGTTCAGGTAAAACTGCTTCTACTATAAACTTATATAATGTCCTATATAATTCAAGTCCTGCTTGGAATGTTTTTATATTATTACCTGCAACACTTCGAGCAGGTTGGATAAAAGAGATGGAAACTTGGTTACAAAAAGAAGATAAAGAATATAGATTAGGTAATATAAAGTTTATATCATATAATGCACCTAATGCTGATAAATCATTTATGGATGCAGTTAAAAATGCCGATACATCTAAAAAGAATTTATATATTATTGAAGAAGCACATTTATTTATTGGAAACGTATATTCTAATATATCTACTGGTTCTGGTAAGAGAGCACAAACAATTTATGATTATATTATGCAAGACAAAAAAGAAAGTGAAGGTGTAAGAGTAATCTTATTAACTGCTACCCCAACAATTAACAGACCTTTTGAGTTAGCATTATTATTTAATTTATTACGACCAGGTACTTTTCCAAAATCAGAGGCACAATTTAATCAATATTATATATCTTTAAGTGCAGGTGGAATGGAAACATTAAATCCATTATATAAAAATAATTTTCAAAGACGTATATTAGGTTTAGTATCATATTATATTGGCGCAACACCAGATTATTTTGCTAGAAAAGTAGTAACATATGTTGATGTACCAATGTCAAAATATCAAGATGAAATTTATGATTATTTTTCTCAATTAGAAGATTCATTTCAAAAAAAGAGTAAACGTTCACAAACATATATGTCTTATACACGTCAATCATGTAATTTTGTATTTCCAGCAATGGGACAGGGATTAAATGGAGAGAATAGACCACGTCCACGTAATTTTAAATTAGCTGATAGAATAGATAAAGGAGAATTAGATACAGAAGAAGAAAAAGATGATAAATATTACGATGTATCAGATTATTTAAATCAGGTAGAAAAATTTGTTAATTCATATGATTCATATTTAACAACAAAATTATATTCCGATAAAGATAAAAAATATACAATTGCTGATGATATTAAAAAGATAAGAGAAAATTATAATTACAACCTTACAGAATTTTATAATAAAGAAAAACAAAAATCACAATTATTTGAAGCTTTATATGCATGCTCTGCAAAATATTTAACAATAATATTAAATATATTACGTTCTCCTGGACCGGTACTTGTGTATTCAAACTATGTACTTATGGAAGGTTTACAAATATTTAAGATGTATTTAAAATATTTTGGATTTTCATCTTTTAAAGATATAAATACAGGTACATCTGGCTTTAGATATATAGAATATCATGGTGGTATTGATAAAGAAGAACGTTTTAAGAATGTTGAACAATTTAACGTTATTGAAAATAAAAAGGGCGACGTAGTAAAAATTATTATGATTTCTCCAGCCGGTGCTGAAGGTTTATCATTAAAAAATACACGCCAAGTACATATAGTAGAACCATATTGGCATGAAGTACGTATAAAACAAATGATTGGTCGTGCTATACGTTTGTGTTCACATAAAGATTTGCCAAAAAATGAGCGTGTTGTCGAAGTATTTAGATATAAATCAATTAGAACAACATTAAATAAAAAAATGAGTACAGATCAGCTTATAGAAAGTATCGCTAGAAGTAAAGAGGGTTTACTTCAATCATTTGAAGATGCTATAAAAGAATCAGCTATAGATTGTGAATTATATAAAGCACACAATTTATTAGTTGATGATTATAAATGTTTTAAATTCGAGGAAAAATCATTGTTTGATGAACAAATAGGACCAGCATATAAGGAGGATTTAGTAGATGATTTAAGAATGAATAATGGCAGTAATTCTATTAATTCAAAAACAGTTAGAACAAAAGTTATTAAAATTAAAGCAGTGAAAATCTTATCAAAAAATGACAGTGATATCAAATATTCCCAACCAAAATTCTATTGGTATAATCCTGAAACATATATTGTATATGACTATGAGTTAAAATATCCCATTGGAAAAGTCAGTGTTTCTGATGATAATATTCCATTAAAATTATCTGAAGATACATATATTATTGATAAAGTTATACCAATACCACATATAGATTCTAAATAAAATAGTAAAACTTAGTTAGTTGAAAAATCAACATATCCTTTAGCCGTCGGATAAAGGATAGTTTTTATATCAAAAAATGGAATTTCATATTTAATAGTAATCCAATTATCTTCTAATAATTTTATTTTAGGATAATTATTTGTTTTATAAAAATATATTTTATTTTTATAAATAAAATGATTAATACAAATAATAATAATAATATTTGTAATTTATACATATAATTTATATATATAATATAATATAATATGAAACGTTCGATTACAAATTCATTTGATTATAATATACAAGATACATCAACTTATATTGGTGCAAATTTTGATTATACTGGAGGTACATATGAACCTACTGCAAATAATAAATTTATAAAAATTATATCATATACAAATACAGTAGATACTTTAAAAATATATCATTCATATAATTCAACAGGTTCAATACAAATAGCATATGATGAATTTTATTTAAATGATGAATCAAGAGTTTTTTTATTAGAAGTAAGAAGTAATTTTTATAAATTAGAAATAATATCAGCTGATACAAATCCTGTAAAAAAAAGAATATATAATTCATATTTAGTATCAGATGATATTAGTACAAAAATATATGGATCAGGTGGTAAAGAACTAATGTGTAATCCAAGTGGAAATTTAATAGTTGAAATTAGTGCAGGTAATGTTGATATTAGCGGAGGTGTAGTATCTAAATTACAAGATGGAAGTGGAAACCCAATATATTCATCAAGTCATGCATTAAATGTATATAATACAAGATATTATCTTCCAACAACCGATTCAATAAAATCATATACAGTAGATGGTAGTGGTAATAATATAAATTCAACAAGCAATGCTCTTAATGTATATAATACAAGATATTCTCTTCCAACAACAGATTCAATAAAATCATATACAGTAGATGGTAGTGGTAATAATATAAATTCAACAAGTAATGCTCTTAATGTATATAATACACGAAATTCAGATCAAACTACTGATACAATAAAATCATATATAGTTGATACATCAGGTAATTCAATAACATCAACAAGTGGTGCTTTAAATATAAATAGTTCAGTATTGAGTAATATTTATACATTACTGAATACAAGAGGAACAGCAACATTATTTAATAATTCATCATCAGAATTTTCATCAGTAGTAGATTTTACAAATTTAAATATAAAATCAATAACGATATACGGTAATTGTTCAGCCGGCACAACATTAATTGTACAATGTTCTAATGATAATTCAACATGGTATTCGTCACAATATACAGTTGTTATGCCAACATCAAATAGTTTTGGTTTTGGTTTAAGTGGTTTTTGTCCACGTTATTTAAGATTACGTAATCAAGATCTTGTAACTATGATGACCTATATAGATTATTGCTAAGTTAACAAATTATTGCTAAGTTAACAAATTAAGTTCTATAACTTTTTTGTGTATTTATTTGATTTTCACAAACTCCAAATTCAATTTCCATTGACATTTGAATTATTGGAGTAAAATCAGTATAAAAATTATTATTTACTATTAGATTATTAATTTCAGAATAATTTATATTAATTTTTGTATTTGTAGCAGCAGGGTCAAAATATTTTAATCTAAATTCATCACCCGTTGGTGTTAATATTTCAAATGTTAATTTATTTAGATTATTTTTTAAAAGATTATCATAATAAATACGTACAGGCTGAGTAGCAATCCATAAATCATTTATAGCATCGTGATAATTTGAATCTCTATACAATACAAAACAATTATTTCTAATAATATCATTTGTAGAATATAATTTATCATCATCAAGCTCTTTGATTTTTAAAATAAGATATCTATAATTTGCTAAAATACTACCACTAATACCGTCATTTGCAAGACTAGGAACACTATATTCAACACCGGACGAGTCAATACGTTTATATAAAATTGTTCTAGGTAACATTAAATATTTAATTTTAACATATTTAAGATTTTTAAATTGTATATCAATTTTTGGGTTAGGTGAACCATTATATGATGTAGTTGTTGTTATTAATCCATCACGACTTGTGATTTTTACAGTTTGTGATCCTGCACCATTTAATGATACAGAAAATTTATATGGATTTGGATATAAAGTTGTATCTCTATCTGCACTATCAATATGTAATGTATATTCTGTTAATATTTCAGAAACAATTGGATCATTTATATTATTATGAAGAGCATTATTATGATTTTTTATATCTCTTTGGGGAATTACATTTTGAATATTATTATAAGATTGATTGAAATTTGATTGATTATATATATTTTTATCAAGACTAAATTGAGAAGGGTTTCTAAAACTCATATAATATAATAAAATAAAATTATTATTAAGTTAACACATTATTATTAAGTTAACACAATATTATTAAGTAATCAGAATATGAAGGTGTGTTAAGTAAATATTTTTATTATAAAATATAATAAATATATGGAAGATATAACAAATTTTATTTATTCTGATAAAAATTTAACTAAATTAAGTGAAAAATTTACATCATTTTTTGATGATATTGGAGATACTCCTAATGCACAGAATGCATGTAAAACATGGTTAAAAAAGAAAATGGGAAATATATTTGACCAAAATAGAAATAATTTAAGTGGTGATAAAAAAGATGTTATTAAAAAACTTAATTCAGAATGTCTAAAATTGGCAGTAACTGAATATAGAAATAGTCAAAACACAAAAACAACTGGACAAAATTTAAATAAATATAAAATGGAACGTGATAAAGAATTATATGGTAATAGACGAAATAAAGTTGAACGCCGACCAAAATATAGAGAAGAAAATAAATTAGGTACTCCTGCGGATGCTGGTGGTTATGCAAGTTTTTCTCAATTAGCATCCAATGATGGAGAATTTATAACCGCTGATGGTACTGTTGGAAAAAAAATGTTTTTTGGCAATCAAAATGATATGATGCAATATGGTGATAAAAATGCAATGAAAGATGATCTTGAACATCGTATGATGATGAGAAAAGCCGAATATGATAATTTTAATGGAGACGGAAGAGGTGGAATGGGCGGAATGAATGGAATGGGCGGAATGAATGGAATGGGTGGGATGGGAGGTGATATGTTTAATAATACATCATATAATCCACATATGGGGGTACCAAATCGTAGACCACCTGAAATAAATTTTAGATTAGATGGTTCTGATTCTCGATATGAACAACAACAACAAAATGGTAATATGGAACAATTTGCAAATATGGATGGATTTAATAATTTTGATATGAATGGTATGAATATGGGTGATTTTAGTATGAATAATATGAACAACATGAACGGTATGAACGGTATGAACAATATGAACGGTATGAACGGTATGAACAATATGAACGGTATGAACAATATGAACGGTATGAACGGTATGAACGGTATGAACGGTATGAACAATATGAACGGTATGAACGGTATGAACAATATGAACGGTATGAACAATATGAACGGTATGAACGGTATGAACAATATGAACGGTATGAACAATATGAATGGGATGAATAATATGTCTAATGATAGAGGTTATCAGCAAAGAAATAATTCTAAAAAACAAAACCAAAATTTTTCAATGGGTGGTAGGGAGGGAACAAATGCTGATTTAGCTGTTAGAGTAAATGATATGAGAAATCAAGTAGCAACTAGCATAGGTATGGATCCTCAAGCATTATTGCATATGACACCTGAACAAATAGAATCACAAATACGTAAACAAAAAAATAAAAATTATATGCAAGAAGATGAAGTACCATCATATGAAACTAAAAAATATGTTAAAAAAAATATTAAACAAACAGAAAAAAATTCAAATAATTCGGATGAAGCAAATAATTCAGACGAATCTAACAATTCTGAAGATGAAGAAACAAATAGAAAGAAAAAATTATTACAAATGATAATTGATATGAAAAAAAATAATCAAAATAAAAAAAATGGTCTTAAAAAAGCAGTAAAAAATTATAAATCAAAAAAAAGTAAAAAATCAGAATCAGAGTCTGATTCTGAATCAGAATCAGATTTAAAATCTAAAAAAAATAATAAACAAAATAGTAAAAAAAATAGTAAAAATGTAAAATTTGCAAAAGGTACTAAATTTAATAAAAAAAAATCTGACACTGAATTATCAGAATCATCCGAATCATCTCAATCATCTCAATCATCTCAATCATCTCAATCATCACAATCATCTCAATCATCACAATCATCTCAATCATCACAATCATCTCAATCATCACAATCATCACAATCATCACAATCATCACAATCATCACAATCATCACAATCATCACAATCATCTAATTCATATAGCAAATCAAAAAATTCTAAACAAAATTCTAAACAAGAATCTAAACAAAAGTCTAAACAAGAATCTAAACAAAAGTCTAAACAAGAATCTAAACAAAATTCTAAACAAAATTCTAAACAAAATTCTAAACAAGAATCTAAACAAGAATCTAAACAAAATTCTAAACAAGAATCTAAACAAGAATCTAAACAAAATTCTAAACAAGAATCTAAACAAAATTCTAAACAAGAATCTAAACAAGAATCTAAACAAGTAAAAAGACAAAAAATAAAAATCGAAATATCTCCAGAAAACGAAAATATAAAATATTATTCAGATTTTATGATAGACTTTAAAGAAAAATTTGACACAACTTATAAAAATATATCTGATATGAAGTTAAGAATAAATAATTTAAATATAACACCAGAGATAAAAGAACCATATAATAAATTAAATATAATTATTGGTGAACAAACAAAAAAAATAGAATTAGAAGATGGAATATATCCATTAGATGATTTAATTGAAGGTATTACTGAAAATTTAGAAGATGTAAATATTGTTTGTAAAGTTGATAAAAAAGGTAGAGTAATTATAGAAAATACAAATGATGAAGACTTTAAAATTGAATGTGGAGAAAAATCATTTGGAAGATTCTTAGGATTTACAGAATCAGAATACGAAAATGCATCTAAATATGTATCTGAAACTTGTTCCCCATTAAGCATATCTAATATATTTATTAGTTTCACTAATATTAATACTAAACCAATGTATAAAATTAATTTAGATGGAGAAATTACTCAATTAATTGAATTAGATAAATCTATTTCTGAGTTAGATTGTTTAATTATTCAAATCAAAAATTCAAATACAACAGAAGAGAAAGATTTTCATGATTTTAATGGTGAATTATATTCTCTTGAATTAGAATTTGAATGTGATAAAAATTGAATAAATTATAACTAAGTTTACTTGGATATCTCTTAACAGCCTAATAGGTTGCGAGTAATCAAAGATTACTCCAAGCTCTAAAAATCAATATTTTTCTTAAAAATATTGATTTTTTCAGGTGTTTAAACACCTAGGCAGTTAAGATTCCGAAAGAATTTGTTGAAGACAAATTTTTATATTTTTACCTTTAACTTTTATATTTTTTAGCCGTCGGATAAAGGATAACAAAATTAATAATTATAAAGAATGCTTTTATATTTTGATAAATTTAAAAATTAATGAAGATAAAAATATATATGTTATCCTTTATCCGACGGCTAAAAATATAAAAGTTAAAGGAGTCTTAACTGCCTAGGTGTTTAAACACCTGAAAAAATCAATATTTTTAAGAAAAATATTGATTTTTAGAGCTTGGAGTAATCTTTGATTACTCGCAACCTATTAGGCTGTTAAGGGATATTGCTTGATATTCGTCAATTAAAAAACAACTAAATCAATGATTATTATTTTTTATATTTTTATTTCTTTTAATATAATAGAAGCTAGTTCTTCATTACCTAAATTACCAGGAAAATAATATACCTTACCAAAAAAGTAAAATAATATTTGAAATGCTATCAATAAAAATACAGTAAAAAATGCTGTTTTTATAGAACCAGACATATTTTTATTTTCGTTTATTTCTATTTTACTATTTTTTATATTTTTCCATAATAATATCATTAATATAATTAATAAAGTTAGTAATAATAAACCACTAATAAATGTATATTTATTAATATGTTTTGTTAATATTTTTTCTCTATTAGAAAATGTATTTAATGTTGCTTTAAGTTTGTCATTAAAAAATAAACCCGTTATTTTTTTTTAGAAAAATCTAATATATTATTATTATTAATGTTATATTTTTTTAATGTATTAAATATTTTTGTTATCGTTCTATTATTATCTTCCCTTTTTTGAATTTCTTCATTTTCTATGATTCCTTTATTTTCTTCATTTTCTATGATTCCTTTATTTTTTTCAACTTTTATATTATTTATACCAGAATATAAATGTTTACTGATATCGTCTAAATTGTTATTCATTACATTATTTATTTCTGGTGTAATTATTTTATAAAAAAAAGTAATTTCATATATAGTTAATATTGTGGCAATAAGTAAAATTGAAAATATACCTTTTTTTCCTTCAATAGTTTTTAAACAGCTAATTATTCCTGTATTACATACAGGATCATTTTTTACAATTCTATTTTTGTTCATTAATAATTATATAATATAATTATATAATAATTATATTATATAATTATATTATATAATTATTATATATGTCTATACTTGGAAAAAAATATGAATTATTTAGATTGTCAAATCTAATTATAATATTTTCAAATGTATTATTTTTTATGATTGTTCAAACATTATTTTTTAAATATGTTGCTTCAAAACAATTTGAAATTTTATTAGAAGATAAAGTTAATATAATAAATGAATATTTAAAACATGATGAAGAACAAAAAGAAAAAATTAAAAAATATATAAATAAACAAGAAACAAAGGAACTTATCGAAAAAGGCACCGAACAAGCAACAGAAAGAAATAAAATAAATAATAAATTAATATTAAAATGGACAGGTATACCACTGATTATAGCATTAACTATATTTATTGTAAGCGTTTTAAGATTAAAAATACAGGGAAAATATTGGAATAAAATACATACTGGATTATTATTATTGGTAATTACTGCTTATTTAACAGAATTATTTATATATTTTGCAATTGTAAAACAATATCAATTCTACGGTGATCATAATATATATTCAAAATTATATAATAATCTGTATGAAATAAATAAAAATTAAATTATAAATAAAAATTGAATTATAAATAAACTACATTATATCCTTATAATATAATAAATAAATAATGACAGAAATTAAATCGGCTCCTTTTAATATAATGGATGACAGATTAAAAGTGATAAATGTTATTCTTGATATGTATCCAGAATTAAAAAAAGATAAAAATGATATAATAAATGTAGTTTATGGTAAATTAAGTAAACCAAATAAACAAATATTTACAAAAATACGGCTAGATAATAAAGAATTATATATAGATACTACTGGATTAGTTTTAGATGAAAATTTAAATTTTAAAGGCTTAATAATAAATAATATTCGTTATCTTTTTGATGATAATATTGATCTAGCAGAATATGAGATTTTATTAACTAAATAATAATTTGTCAACTAAATAATAATTTGTTAACTAAATAATAATTTGTTAACTAAATAATATTTTTTTTTCTTTATTTCTAATATATAAAATAATATGAGTAATAATATGTGTATAAATACAAGTGTAATGGAAAGTGTAAGTACTGACAAAATAGAAACAAAAAAGTTTGATGAAAAACGATGTGCTCCTGGTAAAAATTTTGAAGCAGGATCGTGTATTGTATTGCCAGTTTTAATTGAAATGGTTAATGCATATAATAAAACACATAATGATAAAATTAAATTAAGTTGTAGAACAGAGATATTAAAACCAAAAAGATATAAAAAATATTTATTAAGAGAAATAAAAAATAAATATAAAAATGTATGTGATGGACAATTATGTTGGGCACAACAAGATTTTGTAAAACAAATGGATGATTTTATGAAAATTGAATTAGAAAAATTTACTTTCAGACCACTTGGGCCAAATGGTCGATTTGAATGGTTAAATACTGTAAATATTGATGAAGTTATGAATCAATATGAAATGAATATTAAAGAATTTTCATTTTTGGGTGCAGTACCAATGGATTTTCAAAAAATAAATTTAAAAGGAGTAGCAGATATAAACATAGATAAAGAAGTAAAAGACGGTGTCACAAAATTTGGTATTATATTTAATTTAGATGAGAGTTGGCAATCAGGATCACATTGGACAGCAGGATATGCTGATGTTAAAAATGGTCAAGTTTATTATTTTGATTCATATGGTTCTCCACCAGAAAAAAGAGTAATTGAACTATTTAAAAAATTTATTTATTATTATGAATCAAAAAATGAAGGTAAACATTGTAAAATACGTGTAAATAGAACACGTCATCAATTTGAAAATTCTGAATGTGGTGTATATTCTATAAATTTTATATTACAATTATTAAATGGTAAATCATTTGATGAAATAACAAAAGAAAGAATAAAAGATAGAGAAGTAAATAAATTACGTAAAGAAATATTCAGAAATACTAATTTTAAAACTGAATCTGAGGCATAATTATAGAATACCTTGCAAATTATTATTTTTATCAAATAAAAAAGCACCATCATCGCGTAATAATATAAAGCTTATATTATACACGTTATAAGCTTCTCGATTATAAAAATCGGATGATTCAATAACAGTAGCATTTTCATCATAAAGATATTGTTTCTCTTCAGATGTTTCACTATTTATTCTTTTTTTTAAAGGTATAAGCTTATTTGTTTTACCGTGACCATGTTTGTTTACCATAAAATTACCACAATTACCATTACATTCCTCAAAAATATTATTAAATGTATTATTTTTAACATATCCAATTCTAAAATTAAATTTATCATTATCAAGTAATTGATAACATAAATTATTTTTATATTTATTAAATTCTTCCATCCATAAATTATCTAAATTTCTATCATATATTTTGTTTCCACTAAAATCGTTATAGTATTCGTTTAAATCTTTTATCATTAAATTAATACTATCATCGACAAGAGTAACATAAATTTTTACTTTTCCATTTGGTGATTCTTTAAAATCACCGATTTTTAAAAATTCTCCACTTTTCCATATTGATTTTGATGAATATTTTGATAAATCTATATTATTTTTTATGTTATTATTTGATTTTTTATTATACATATTCAATATAATAATTAAAAAAACTATATTAAATATAATACTAACTATGCTAATAATTTTATACATTATATATATATATATATATTATTTTTTATATTTTTGTCATAATATCTTCTAGATTTATATTAATATCATTTTTATTTTTTATATTTTTAAAATTATATGATCTATATAAATTATATAAATCATCATATTTAGAGTTATCTTTTTTTAAACTGTCTATTATTTTAAATATAAATTTATTTTTATTTTCTTCAATATATTTATCTTTAAATTTATCATTTAAAGTAATATTGTCTACTATATCTAAAATAAATGTTTTATATTTTTGATCAGATCTGACAAATGTTATATTATTCCACATTTCAGTATATTTATGTTTTACTGATTCAAACCATTCTTTTTCTCTTTTAATTAATTCACAATGAGCAACTCCAAGATACCAATATACAACTCTATCTAGAGAATAATTAGGATTTGTTTTTTCTAATTGACTTAATTCTTCATTAATCCATTTCTGACAATCTTCAGGTGTCATTTCTATTTTTGGAGGGTGTATAAATTTTGCATATTCGTGTACAACCTTAAGATAATCAGGACTTGTTTTCTTTACAATCTTATCTGTTGGTAAAAGTTGTATAAGAACACCTTTTTCAAATGATGTTGTTTTAGATCTAAATGGTTCAGATTTACATGTATCATTAAAAAATGATTCATATGATGAATATTCCAATAATGTACATTGCCAGAAATCACATTCATCTAAATCACAACATTCTAATTGTAATTGTACTTGGTCCCAATAATATATTGGACAAATTTCACCTTTAACTTCTCCGGTTTTTAATATTTGACGAGATAATGGTACTTTAATTTCAAGCATACGTCCAACTAATTCTGTTAAATGTATATTATCATTTTTATATGGAGTAACAATTCCATCAGGCGAAGCACCTAGACAACCTATTGTTGGATGTTCGACCATACCAAACTCATGAACCAACACATTCATTCTGTATTCATAAATTAACTTTGCAATATCTTCATATTTTTTTCCATGATATGTTGCTTCATTATTTTGAAATGTTTCTCTTATTTTTTTAACAATCATTTTATAAGGGTATTCATATTTATTTTCACCAATAACAACACCAGCATCACTAGCAGTAATCTTTCCATCACGCTGTGTATACCATTCGGGAGAACGTTGTGCAGGATATTTTATTGAATTTAATTTTTCAAATTGTAATCTACGTCTAACTATTTCTGGTTTTGTAACATCGTCATCAACTTGAATATCGTGAAGCCACTGGGAACCAAATGGACCGAATAATTCATTAATACCATTGTGACGTATAGGTAGACATTTATGTGAATTAAATATATTTGTAAGACTATTATAATTATTATTTGTTTTGTATGTAGTATCAAGAATAAGATTATTATTTTTAAAATATGAATATTTAGAAAATACATCAATAAATTCTTGTTTATTTAATGTAATATTATAATTTTCATTTATTTTATTATATATGAAATCAATAAGTTCATTTAGTTTATCTTTCGTTTTAATATCATATTTTCTATTAAATTTTACAAGATAATCTTTTGTTTTGTACATTGTTTCAATAATTAATAAATATATATATTTATCTCTATATATCATTTTATTTATTTTGGTTTGTTAATTTAGTTAATTTAGTTAATTTAGTTATAACTTTTCAATTTTTATATTTGCTAAAAATATAAAAAGTAGTCAAATATTTGTATGAGTCAAATTTTATATTAAGTTAACTAAATAAAATTTAAAATAAAATTTATAATAAAACAAAATAAAACAATTTAACAAAATAAAACAATTTAATAAAATAAAACAATTTAACTAAATAACAATTGTATAATCTTATTATGATAAGAACTATAATCGATAATGTACACGGTTTTGTTAATTCAATAACTGGTAATGATTTAAATAATTCATTAAATGGACTATCTCTTGGTGAACAAGAATATAATCCGGGAACTGTTTTAAAAGAAAAAAATAATGATACAGAATATGTGTTTCTTGGATATGATAATACACGTGATAATTTGATATGTACAACAACATCCGGCAATATGTTAAATAATAATATATATATTATTAATAAAAATAATATTGCCAAAATTGTAAAACTTAATACTTTACAAGTTAATACAAGATATATTTTTGAATAAAAATTGGAGCAATCTTAAAAATATAAAGTATAATTTTATATTTTTACCTTTATATATTTTTATCCGTCGGATAGAGAATAAAAAAATTGATATTATTATAATCTAAAAGCATTATAATAAAATATTATTATGAATACAATAAGATGTCATCTGACACATTACCTTTTAATACAGAACTTGGTATAGCAGTAGCAGGCTCGGCGGATTCGGGTAAATCTACATTTATAGGAGTAATTACATCTGGGAAACTGGATGACGGTGATGGCAGTGCAAGATTAACAATTGCACGACATCAACATGAAGTTAATTCTAAAAAAACATCAAGTATTTCTACAAAAACATTTCTTACAAATAATAATCGTCCGGTAACTCTAATAGATCTATGTGGACAAGAAAAATATTTTAAAACAACTGCATATGGAATATCGAGTCAATATCCAGATTATTCTTTTTTGATTGTTGGTTCAAATAAAGGTATTCTTCCAATGACAAAACAACATGCAACAATATTAATGTCAAATAATATTCCAATTATAATAGTTTTAACACGTTATGATATTACACCAGAAGCAATTTATAATGAATCTAGAAAAATGGTTGAAAATTATTGTAAAAATTTTATAAAAGTCCCAGCAGATTTTATAAATTCTCCTTATAATAAATCATGTGAAACAGATTTTTATAAAATTCAAAAAATAGATGAAATAAAATCATATATGCGTTCAGATAATTCAAAACAACTAAAAATTCCAGTAATTACAATTTCAAATAAAAATGGTTATTATCTTGATTTTATCCAACAATTATTGTGCGAACTAAAAGTACGAAATATGTGGAGAAATTTTGATGAAGACGAAACAAAAAAACCAGATGAACGTTGTAATAATCGTATTATTAAATCTTTTATAAACAATATGGATTCTAAACTTTTTGAAAAACCAAAAAATAATACAGACCATGTATTTTTTGTTGATGGAATATATAATAAGAATGGGATTGGTCTAATTTTAGCTGGAATGAACCGAGGTGGCATTATTAATGTAGGTGATATAATGTATTTAGGCCCATTTAATAAAGAATTTAAAGAAATTAAAGTAAAATCTATGCAAAATTATTTGCAACAAAAAATAATGACTGCAGGAGATCATTCAAGAATAACAATTGCGATTGGTACAAATGATAAAGAAATTAATCGTAAAACACTTAGAGGAGGAATGGTCCTACTAAAAAATAAAGATATGATAAAAAATCATCTAGCATATCATATAACCGCAGCGATTACAATATTTCACCATTCAGCCACACTACGTGATGGATATTCTCCAATGCTTCAAATTGGTAATGTACGACAAACTGGTCGAATGATATTAGAACCAATAAAAAATGATTCAAAAGATTGTATTAAATCAAAAGAATTTGCATATGTAACATTTAAATTTAAACAACGCCCAGAATATATAGAACCTTATCAGGTATTTGTTTTCCGTTCAGGTGGAGTTCATGGCGTAGGTATTGTATTAAATTCAATACCAATTAGCAGTGATATTGATGCTAAACCAGATCCGCATAAATTAAAAAATAAAGTAAGAAAATTTTTGAAAGATATATAATTTTATTTAATATAATTTAGAAAAAATTGAATTAAATTAACTAAATAAAATAATTATAACTAATTTAACAAATAACAATTAATACTAATTATAAAAAATTAATGGATTATAAGGGTTATAATTTAACAGAAGAACAATTTAATTATGTTACATATCCAGAAATGGAAGATACAAAGTTATCAGCTTGTGCAGGATCGGGTAAAACTCAAGTGATAGTATTAAGAAATATATTTTTATTAGAAAATAATTTTTATAAACCAGATGAGATTTATCTGCTTGTATTTGGGCGCCTTGCACGCGATGATATTATTAACAGAGTAAAAATAGTAGATAAAAACAATTTAATTAACCATGAATATATTTCAACGATTGATGCATTATCAAAATATATTATTGATCCAAATAATAAAATAGATGTATCTTTACTATCATTTAAATTTATGGAATATCTTGAAAATAATAATACAGAAATATTACAACAAAATGATAAATTAAATAAAATAAAATGTATTTTTATTGATGAAGCACAAGATCTAAATGAAATTCAATACAATATTTTAATAAATCTCAAAAATAAATTAAATATTACATTACATTTTATTGGGGATTCCAATCAAAATATTTTTCAATTTAGAGATTCCGAATCAAAATATTTTATGCAATTTAATGGTAAACAATTTTTATTAACAACAAATTTTCGCTCTTATAAAGAGATTATAGAATTTTCAAAAAATCTACGTGTAGATCAAACTCATCCTATTATTTCAACAAAAGGAAATATTAATAAAAAACCTATATTTCACATAGGAAATACTGAAGAAAATATATTAAAAATACTAGCTGAATTAATTGATAATAAAGTAGAACTTTCAGATATCGCAATCCTATCACCTGTAAAAGGTCGCATTGGACTAAATTATTCGAGTGGTTTATGTATGATTGCAAATTTATTAACATCATATGATATAAAATTTACGCAATTTTATGATGAATCAAAAGAAGAAAGTAATCCAAATATGAAGTTTGAGCCAGTTGTTGGTCATATTGCATTAATGACGATATTTGGTTCAAAAGGATTACAATGGAAATATATAATATTAATTGGTGCAAAATCTAGTTTAATTAATTATTATAATTTTACGGAACAACAACATCATAATGAACGTAATCTATTATATGTTGGTACTACTAGAGCAATTGAATCACTTGATATAATTGTAGAAGAAAATAAAAAATCGATGTCAATTAATCATTGGTTTCAAGAAATAGAATCAGAATATTATGATATAAATTCAGAAAATTTTACTGAATTAAAATTTCCATTAATGAAATATAATTCTGAAAACTTATTTGATAATCGTATTACAAGAATTATTGACAATTTTCCAATAAGAGTTCTAAATGATATCTCAAATTTATTAAATTATGAAAATCTAAAAAGAAATTCCGAACGTCTATACGATTCAGATTTTACAAAAGTAGAATATGTCTCGCCAATATTTTTAGGAAAATTTATTGAATCATATTTTATTAATTGTATTAATTTAAAATATGATAAACCATTGAGACAATATACGGATATTAAGAATGTTATATCTGATAAAAATATAATAGAATGTGATAATCAACAAACATATGATTTTATAAATAAGAACAAATCAAATTTAAATTGGGATAAAATTAAAGATTTAGAAAATAAGATTCCTTCAAAAATATATAATGATCTATTAATAATGAAATTGAAATATAAAAAATTTAATATTCCTTTTGATGAATACACATTTATATTAAATAATCAATATTATCAAAAATTTGTAAAAAATAATGTAGAATATATTAAAAAAAATTATAATAAATACATTAATTGTAAAGATATTAAAAAATTAAGAAAATTAATATTTATTTGCGAAGTATTTCATCATGCATTGTCAACACAACACTATTATCATATTGACAATCATGGTGAAAAATTTAATTCAGTTTTGGTGAGATATGCCGATATGTTAACTGAAATAGAAAAATATGTAACTGAATCAGATTTTGATTATAATGTAAATAATCAATATATTGAAAATTTAAATCTTGTAGGAGAAATAGATCTGATTGATGTTCATAATGAACTTTGGGAGATTAAAGTAGTACAAGATATAAATCTAAAACATATATTACAATTACTAATGTATAATATTATGACAGAAATTAAAGAAAATTATAAGTTAAACTTTTTTAACTTTTCAAGAGGTGAAAAAATAATATATAATATACATTTATCAAATGAAAATATAAATAATTTAATTGAAATATTTCAAAAGTATTCAAATAGTAAATAATAATTTAGTTTACTTATCCTTTTATTAATTTAACTAGTTCAAGATAATTTAGTGCACGCATTTTGCAACATACATTAACAAAAAGATCTTGAATTAGTTTTGATCTAGCTTCAATAAATTCGGGTGTTTTATCAAAACCTTTAGATAAAAGTTCATCATTGATGTTATATTTATCACATATTTTTTTAAGACCATCATTTAATGGGATTTGTTTATCTCCGAGTAATTCACCACAAGTAGGACAGACCATGTAAAGCATTATTATATATTATAGTATTATAATTAAGTTAACTTAGTTATTAAATAAAATTCAATTTTTATTTAATATCTAATTTATCTTATATATAATATTATATATATGTCTGTAACTATGCAACCAGCTATTTCTGGGCAAAAACTTGAACAAGAAGCATTAAACAATTTAGATTTTGAAGATTATAAGAAGCAAGTATATTTAGAAAGAGAAAAACAACAAAAAAGATTACAAAGAAATCCACCCAAATTTAAATTCAATGATGATTATTGTGATTCTAAATCAGATATTAGTAATGCTTATCTATTTACTGGAATAATTTTAATTGTATTTGCAATAATAATGATGCTGCTCACATAATTTATTTAAGAAGTTCAGAATTGGCAGATATAATTTGATTGGGATTTGGATATGCTACTGTTTTAATATTGAATGTTGGATATGTTGAAAATTTATTTTCTGGTGTCCGTTCTACAAATTTTTCTATTTTTTTCTTATTATATTGTTTTTCTTTAATGTCTACAAATTCAAAATTTTCATTAATTTTTAAACGACGAACAGAATATTCTTTTGTATTAGGTACCGGAAATTGACATATTTGATAATATGTATATAATACTGGTTTAGGCTTATATAACATATCATGTTCACGATTACGTTTAAAAGATATATTTGCCGCTTTTAATCTATCATCATAGTTCATATATTGTTATATCAGTTAAATATTTTATAATTATAGCTTATTAATTATAATCTGTTAAATAATAATTTTTCTTTTGGCATAACAGGATTTACATCGATATTATATGCATCGTAATCATTTAATTTATATAATTTTGTTGTGTAATTTATACCATTATTTTTAATATAATTTTCATGAATTATATCTACTTCTTTTATATAATCGTCTAGAATTTCATTCATATCATTAATAACATCATTTATATTATATTCATCAGGTAATCTTATTCTAAATGATATTAACGTATTAATTATATTTTTCTTTCTATCAATCATATTAAAATATAAATCATTTGATTTATCATTATCTATTTTTATTAGTTCATATAATTCTAAGAATAATTCTAAATTTTTAATTAATTCTTCAAATGCTTCTTGGTTATATCTATAATATGATTGTATACTAAATAATATATCTACTATACGTTTGTCAGAAGAAATTCTATTAATTTTATTGGTTTTTATTATATCTATTTTTCTTTTATCTAGTAATTGATTATATCTAGTATTTAAATAATATATACCAAAAATTATAATAATTAATAATAATAGTTTGTATATCATATAATATAGTCTTCTAAATTATAATAAATAAAAATTGAATCATAATTATATTATAACTTAACTAAATAACAATAAAATTATATAAGAATGGACGTTTTACAATTAATTATTCGTAATAAACGAGAACGATATGAATTAGAACTAGAATTTACTGAAGATGAAACAACAAAAAATCAAATACAAAGTATTTTACAAAAATTAGAAAAACCTGAAGAAAGTAAGATAGATAAATTTGATAATAAAATTGACCAAATTGAATTACTATCTATGAAAAAACAATTTTATAGATTAAAAGAACCACAAAAAATAAATAGATTAGAAAAATATTTCACCGAGAAACACAATATTTATGGTTCGGATTCCAAGATATTTGCAAATCAAATTGTCGAACTATTAAATAATTCAACATTAAAATCAAAAGATATTGAATATGATCCAAATAATGCAGTGATTAATAATATTTTAGGAATAGAATTTGTAACAACCGATAACAAGATTGAAATTAAATTGATAACTAAACCAAAAAAAGTTGTTAAAAAGAAAAAATCTGAGTAAATTTATTTAAAAATATATAATTATATAATAATATATAATTATATGAGTAATATAATACCACCATATATTAATGATAGATTTAATACATTAAATGCTTATATTAAAAATTTATACAAAGCATTTGTGGAATTCTCAACAAATTTTTCAGTTGATACAAGTGGAAATATAAATTTAGTAACAGAAAATGATATTAATATAAATGCAGGAAATAATATAAATGTTTCTGGGACTATACTTGGATCTCCATTAAATCTTACAAGTTCTAGTGATATAAATGTTTCCGGGACTATAGTTGGGTCTCCATTAAATCTTACAAGTACAGAGGATATGAATATTGATACCAGTGGAAATATTAATATTACTGGGACTATAGTTGGGTCTCCATTAAATCTTACAAGTACAGAGGATATGAATATTGATGCTAGTGGTAATATTAATATTACTGGGACTATAGTTGGGTCTCCATTGAATCTTACAAGTACTGGTAATGTCAATATATCAGGTACAACAATAAATATTGTTTCTTCTGCCGCAAATGAAATAAATATAAACGATATATCTAATACACAGTTATTTAAAATTAAATACGCAAATGGTCCACCAACGCCATTTGAAACTGGAATAAATAACGGATCATTATATATTGATTATCTTAATGGTTATATGTATATATATAGAGCGGGAAATTGGAGTGCGATGTAATACTTAACAAAATAATCAAGTTAACTAAATAATATTATTATAAAATAATGCAAACTGTATCAGATGATTATTTTATTAATCTCAATGAAGAATATAAAAAAAAAGTTAATGAAATAAATTTAAATATTAAAAAGAAAAATTTTAAACATAAACTGAATAAATCAGAATTAAATATACAAAACATATCTTATGATGACATGTCTGATATATTATATTCTAAAAAATCACATCTAAATTATAAAAATTATAATCATAATATTGATTTTTCTAATGATATTATCCCTTAACAGCCTAATAGGTTGCGAGTAATCAAAGATTACTCCAAGCTCTAAAAATCAATATTTAAAAATATTGATTTTTTCAGGTGTTTAAACACCTCGGCTGTTAAGGGATATAAAATTTGGCTAATAAATTGTTGTCTTATAAATATAAAAAATTGAAAAAAAGACAGTGTAAACTATATTATAATTATTAATTATAATATATAAACTATAATTAGCAAATGTATAAATTTAAACAGCCCGAGCTTAATGAAATTGTCTTTGTTCAAATATCATCAGATACAAAAAATAAGAATTATGTTAACCTTATTGATTACGATAATATTGATGGACTTGTATTGTGTACTGAAATAACTAGATTTTGTTCAAAAATAAAAAAAGTTGTGAAACAAAATGAAATTTTTCCAGTTGTTGTAATATCTACAGAAAAAGGTTATGATTTATCGTATTCTAAAATAAAAAATGATTCAAGAACATTGCTAAAAGAATGTTATGAATATCAAGTTAAAATATATAATTTAATAACAAAAATTTCAAATATTTTAAATATTGATAAAAATATACAAGAAGAACTCATTAAAAATAATATAGATCCATCTATATATAATGATTGTATAAATACAAATAAAAATTATCCAAAAGAAACATATGAATCTATTTTAATTAATTCTGATATATTATTTGAAAATATAGAAATTAATAATGATATAAAAGAAGCATTTAATACAGAAATACAAAAACGCTTAATAAAAAAACCATATGTTATACAAAAAGAATTTAAATTATTAATGTTTGATGAAAATTCTTTAGAATTATTAAAAGAAGTATTGAAAAATATACAAAATATAATTCCTATAAAGAATATGGAATATCTTGTTGAATGTAGATCAAGTCCATATTATTATTATAAATTATCACATGTAGATAATAAACAAATTGATGATAATGTTAAATTTATTGATGAAGAAATTAAAAAAATTACCGAATTATATAATTGTGATTTTAAATTAAATGAAAATTATAATCAAATAAAATCTGGAGAATTAATTTTTGTTTAATTATAATAATCGTTTACCTTTAGAAGTTGATACTTTTTTTTCTATTTTTATTTCATTATTATGAAGTGCATCGTGACATGATTCACAGATTACCGCAAGATTACCTAGAGCATTTTTTGCAAGATGAGGTTTATCAATAGAGAACCCATCTTTACATTTTGATTGAAAATTAATATGATGAGTTTCCAATATTTTAATACCATCTTGTTCTGTTTTACCACATTTTTCACATTTATACACAAATAAATCAGCATTATAACGAGATTTTTTTCCCGAAATCATACTGGAAAATGAATTTGTAAGTTCATTTTTAATTTTAACTGTGTCTTCCATAAACTCTTTATTATCTATAATATATTTTGCTACTAATATACCATATACTTTATCACCAGAACCATCTTTTAATGTTCTATCATAAATAAGATTATCTGTCTTTGGATCATAATCAACTGCCAAATGAAATGCTTTAACATTTTCTAAATTTTTAATAGATTCAATATGTACAAGTTCATGTAAATGTGTTGCAAAAATAAAAGTACATTTTTTACGAGCTAAATGTATAATAGTTGAGGCTACAATCGCATTACCTGAGATATTTTCTGTACCACGACAAATTTCATCACCAATTACAAGACTTTTATTATTTGCTCTTTTAATAATCGAATTTAATTCAGTCATTTCTAATGTAAATGATGATTGTCCTCTAAATATATTATCATTTCCAGTAATTCGAGTATAAATTGAATTATAAATTGTGTATGTAAATTCACTAGCAGGAACATACATTCCACATTGAGCCATAATTAATGCAATACCAACAGCCTTCATCATGACTGATTTACCAGAAGAATTTAATCCATAGATTAACATTCCATTTAATTTATCATCAAGTGTAATATCGTGCGGTACATATTCATAATCAATTAATCTCTCTACAATAGGATGTCTAATTTGTTTACATTTAATAAAATTTGTATTATTATTTAGTTTACTATTATTGTTTAGTTTACTATTATTGTTTAGTTTACTAAGTGTTGGTTTAACATAATTATATAATTTTGCAGTAATTGCATTTGATGCGACATAGTCTAATTTTATAATATATTCACATATTTTAATAAACATATCATTATATTTATCATAAATAAATTTTAATGAGCTTTGGTAGGTTTTAGATACTATATTTAAAAGTTTTTTTTCTATATCGGCAATATCATCATCTTTTTTATTTATTTTATTTATTTTATTTTTTAAATCTGTTTTATTATCATCATTTTTTTTAATAAAAATTTTGATAGAATTTTTTAAATCTTTTACTTCAAGATCAGTAAATTTAATATCTTTATCTCCTACTTTAATATTTTCATTTGATTTTTCATAATTCTTTTTAATTATATCATAACGTGGTTTTGACATGATTAAAAAATATCCTTCAGATTCTTTATTTGATATCTTAATATATGATGAGGAATTTTCTTCAGAATCATTTTTTTCAGATTTTTTAACTTGTTTTGTTGATTTTGTTTGTTTAGCAGATTTTGTTTGTTTAGCAGATTTAGTTGGTTTTTTTTGGTAATCAATTAATATTTTATTAAATTGTATTTGGATACATTCTAATAAAGAATGTTCAGTTTGAAAATCATTATATAAAATATCAATATCTTTATTATATCCATTTTTAAATAGATTTGTCTTAATGTCGCTAAGAATATTTGATTTTAGTTCATTCATAATAAAAGTTTGGTTACAAAAATTTATAAATTCATCAATAGATTTATTAATTAAATTTAAATTTGTTTCATCCTGAATATTTATTTTATCATTAATAGTATTTATAATAATATCTTTACAAAATGTAATAGATTCAATAAAATCACATAATTCAAATGGCTGAAGTAATTTCATATTCATTTTACGTTTAAATTTCTCAATATCAATAATATTTTTTAATTTATCTGCATATTTTTGATGAAGATTATTTGTAATAAGAAATTCGGTAAGATTATAATATTCATTTATTTTTGTATCATTTATAAGAGGATTACAAAGAATATGTTTAATAAATCTTTTGCCCATTGGTGTTTTTGCATTATTTACAACATCATATAAAGATTTAAATTTTGTACCATTTAGATAATTAAAAGAATCATTTTCTAATATGGAAAGCTGATATGTCGCGTTATTACCAAGAATCATATGATGTGAATCAATATTAATTTGTGGTTCAGATAAATCTTTAATTAGATTTTCAGAATAATTACGAATATAATCAATCAACATGATTAAACTTAATCTCGCATATGGTGTTTTTTCAAGGTCAAGATTTTCAATAATAGACATATTCATTTTATTTCCATAAATTTGAGATAAGAATTCTGATTGAAATTTAATTTTAGAATATTTATCATCGTATTTTTTAATATTTACAATATTATCATTTATTTGTAGTAAATTAATCAGTTGTTTAATATCATATTTACCACTACCGTTCATCACAACAAATATTTCTTTTGGTTGAGATGTTGATATAAATTTAATAGCCGAATCAAATGCTATTTCAGTGTCAGAGATAGTTGAGATACCTTCATCAATTAATACTTTTCCAGTAGAAATATCAATCGCACTTAATCCAACACATAACAGATTATTATTATTTTTTTGTTGTTCATATTCAAAATATATACAAACCGCATAATTTGTATCTACTGTATTTGTAGTACCAATATAAGTTGATGGTGAATATATATTGGTTACTTTACGTACTGGATCTGGTGGAGGTGTAACTTGGTCAATCATAACTAATGTAAAACCATTACGTATTAATATTGAAACAAATTTATCTACTGCTACCATTGGAAAACCAACAAGATATGGATTAGACATTGATACTTCTCGAACAGATTTATCTTTTCGAGTACATACAGTATTAATAAGATCTGCCACATATTTTAAATCGGGTCCTTCTGTCTCAGTAGAATACATTTCATAAAAAGAACCAACCTGCATTAATACTAATGCTTTATCGCCGTATTGTTTTTTGTATTTTTTATGTTCATAAATATAACGTTCCGTAATTGACATATTATTATATAGTTAACTTAAATTGTTATATAGTTAACTTAAATTGTTATATAGTTAACTTAAATTGTTATATAGTTAACTTAAATTGTTATATAGTTAACTTAAATTGTTATATAGTTAACTATGTTATATAGTTAATTATGATATATTTTAGTATACATAAATACTTTTTTTGTATTTTTTTCTAGTCTTTGAATTTTTTATATTCTTTGAATATAAAAAATTGAAACTATAAGTGATTATATATTACTATATAAATTATATAATAATATATACCAAAATGGCTCAATCTAAGCGTAAGTATGATGATGATCATTATGATACTACGTTTAATGAATATGATGATTATGATAAAGACAATGATTACAATATGATAAAAGTTAATCAGATTACTCGTGATTTTACACACAAACAAACAAAAAAGTCAAAATTTGTACCAGAAATTTGTAATATTTGTTATTATGGTAAATTAAATAATCTATGTCGTTGTTCACTAAATTGTGATATACAAATATTAGATAATATTGAAATAAAAACATGTGTTTTTTGTACCGACCTTGTATCTGTTTGTCAATGTAGTGCAATACTTTGGGCAATGTTTCAATGTAATTTGTGTAAAATTACCCATTCTATTTATTATGAATGTGCAAAAATAACAAAAGAAACTGAATGTGAACTATGTTATAAATATAATAATTATACTCAAAATGGATGTAGATGTATGCATTATAATATGAAATATGTATTATCGGATATTAATTTAAAATCTATAAATACAAATACAGATTATGCACACGCATTTGATAAAGAAGAATTCCAAACAGTATGTATTCAATGTTCACAGCATATTTCAAATTGTAATTGTCTAAAAGAACATATTACAGATGAATAGATGCAAATGGAATGTAATCGACAACATATTTATTATTCAGACGATGATACAATACAAGATATTTATAAAGATTATGAATGCGAACGAATAGAAAATTATGAAAAAGATTTTAAACAATATTATGAAAATTATAAAAAAGATTTTCGAGAACAAATGGATTATGATTAACTTTTTAATTTATTCCATCATTTTTTTTAATTTCTTTTCAATGTATTTTTCAATGACATCCATTACAAGTTGTTCTTTATATGGTAAATCATACCATTTAATACCAGTTTCGCGCATAATTCTTATTAATACTTCTCTCATTGATTCTTCAGTTAATATATTTTTTTCAATAAATTCAGATTTATCGGATAATACATCTACAGGATCTTTAGAAACTTTATTATTTTCACGTTCCGATTCACTTTTAACGAGTCTTACTTTATCTTTTTCAACAACAAGATATTTTAGTAAATGGGGAAATTCGGTATAGACCCATTTATCAAGAGTTTTATATCTTAAATATTTTGTAACATCACGTTGGACAATATAATTATCATTAATACCGGTATCAATATCAAGATAATAACCACCTGGACGTGTATATAAAAGTGGTGGACCAATTGGTGAAACTACAGTAAGAGGATTGTAATTAGTTATAACACTTGGTGACAAAGGTGATAAAGGTGATAATATAGATTGTGTTATTGATGATACCGGAGATTGAGTTATAGTAAGAGGAGTTAATGGTGATACAGGTGATACCATTGTTGGTGAAACCATTGATACGGTTGTAGTTAAAGGTTGATACATATATAATATATAATATAAAAAAAATTATTTAATAAATTTTTGTTTAATATTATTAATTATATATTTTGTAAAACCATCAGCCATTACTGACGTATATTTTTCATTTACCGATAATTCGATTTTTTTATCAAAAAATACTCTAATAAAATTGCTTATATTAATTATATTTAAAATATTTTTTTTTATATAATTTGTTTTTATTATAATAGTTTCATCAGTATCTTTTTTATCATTAAACCCTAATTTTGTAATTTTATCAGTAACATCTATATATTGAAAAAATGGTAGAATAATTTTATTAAAATATTTTTTATTAAATAATTCATATATTAAATCAATTATAGTATTATCATTAATTTCTATTAGATCTATTTTTTTTATAAATGTATCTATACCTAAATTCAAAATACGCTCTTTTAAATCAATAGGTTGATGTTGATTATTAGATAACCATTGAATAATTTCACTAAAAGTATTAATATTATAAAATATATTTAAAAATAATTCAGAATTAAAATCAACATATGGAAATAATAAATCATAACTATTTATATTTTCCGATTCTTTAATATTATTTATATCATTGCATTCATCTGTATCTATTATTACTTTTTTACCATTTATAGTTTGTTCTATTCTGTTTATAGGACAAAAATCATTTACATTTGAAATTATATTTAAATATAAAGGATGTATTACCTTTGTATTTTTTTTATAGCACGGTCCGATACACTGTTTACCAGAGATACTTTTAGGATATTTTTTAGATTTTATAAATTGCTCCATATATAATAAACAATTAAATTTTTCTCAAATAAATTTATATGTTTTCAATTAATGAATTACGATTAATTATAAATGATGGATTAAATAATTTATATAAAAATTTAAATCAAATAGATTTAGAATTAATAAATAAATATACAACAAAATTAATAGAGATTATAGCATATCAATATAATTTGACAACTGATGAATTGTATATGCAATTAACACAAAATGATTATGAAAATATAAAATGGTTAAGTTCTTTAATATTACCATATATTAATGTACCTAGAAACAATTTAAAATCTTTTAAAACTATGTATACTGATAAAATAGAAGATATTGATATTAATAAAGAAGAACCAAAATATATATTTACAAATATTCAATATAATAGATGTAAAAATAAAATTATAGATAATGAAATTATATCAAGTGAAATAGAATATAATGATAAACATATAGAACAAAATTTTATGTTATTAATAAAATCATTAATTATGATGTCGCATAAATTATATGTTAATTGGATTAATATAATTCCAATTACATATACGGAAATTTTACAGAATCATAAATTAGTATTAAATACATCTGAATTAATGTTTGAACAAAAATACTATGATATCATTGATGATCTAGAATTAATTTCATCAAATAATATAAATGATATACAAAAAAAACATTTAGAATCTTTGTATATTGGTGATATTTATAATTGTTGCCGTAATTATTTATATGATGAAATTAAAACAATTAAATTATTAATTTTTGATTTATATGCATCATCTGCAAATAAATTAGTATCTGCGTTAAGTGTATTACATGATTTATTTTCAAATAGAAATTTTAATATCATGTACAAAGCACTGAATGATAATAAGTGGATAAATTTACAAGATGATGAGAGAAAATTTTTTACAAAACAATGGGATATATTAAAAAATGCATTTTTATCAAATAATAATATTACAATTAGCAGTAATACTAATTTAAATGATTATACAATTGCAAGTTTATCATTATCAAATTTAATGAAAGCTATTATCATTAGTTTTGAATATAGATTTAAAGATAAAAAAAATGTAAAAAAATCTGGATATGTTAGTATGATAACAAATAAAATAAAATCAGAAGATTTAGATGAAATTGATGAAGAAAATATTGCAAATTTTACTATTAAAAATATTGAAATAGTATTAAAATCTATACGTTCAGAATATATATATGATTTTTTTAGAGATATATTACAACAATTTAAAATGACAATTTATAGTAATAAATTATTAAATTTAACAAAAAATGAAATAAATGAAACAATATTATTTGGTATAAACAGTGGTGAAAATCGAGCAGATTTTTCAGATAAAAATTTATATAATTTTGCAAAATCATTATCACATATTACAAAAGGAAAAAATTATATTTTATTGGATAAACATTGGGAATCATTAAGTAAAGAAAATAAAAAAATAATAAAAGAAAGATTAAATAAAAAAATATCACCTTTATCATGGTTTAATATAAGTAGAATTTTAAGATCACAACAAGAATTAGGATTTATTGATAAAAACATAAATGTTTCTGTTATAAATATAGAAATTTATAATAAAATTTCTGACGATTTGTCATATTTAGTTTGTAATGCATTGATTGCAAAAGGAGTTTTAAGCAAATTAAGATGTTTTAAATTAACAAAAGAAATGACAGAAAATACAAAAGTTCATAATATATTAAAAAATGATATTTTAGGTAATACAGAAGGAGATGTATTTAAAAATGCACATTATTATCTTACTGAACAAATTTATATAAATTCAGAAGATTATATTAAGAAAATTACAAATGATGCATGGTATAATATGGATGGTATGAATTGGATATCGCAAATTGGATTTGTTCATCATTTTATAAATAATAGAGTATCGTTTATATCTGGTGCAACTGGTGTTGGTAAATCAACTCACGTACCAAAATTATTTTTATATAATTTGAAAGCAATAAATTATAATTCATTTGGAAATGTTGTTTGTACTCAACCACGTAGAACCCCAACTAAAAACGGAGCTAAAACAGTATCATCACAATTAGGTTTACCAATTTACAATGATACATATAATAAAGAAGATGAAGACGATGATATTTCTACAAGTACTACAGATAATTATAATGTACAAATGCAACACCAAGAGAGTAAACACGTTAAAAGTATATATGGTTTGGTATTAAAATTTATAACCGATGGTTCTTTAGTACAGGAATTTAGAGATGTATTGCCGCATTTTAAAAGAACAAATTTTGATAAATCATCAGTTACAAATCAAAATTTATACGATGTAATAATAATTGATGAATCGCACGAACATAACAAGAATATGGATATATTATTAACAATAATGCGATTATATGTATATTATAATCCAAGTATTCGTTTAGTTATTCTCAGTGCTACATTAGAAGATGATGAACCAGTATATAGACGTTATTACCGTTGTATAAATGATAATTTAAAATATCCTTTTGATATAACATTACAAGATAAGAATTTAGATAGAATTAATGTAGATAGACGTTATGATATTTCTCCACCAAGTAGTGGTACTAGATTTAGTGTAGGAGAATATTATAAACCAAATTATGATATAGTTAATTTAATAAAAGAATTAATTAAATCAAGTAAAGGTGATATTTTAGTATTTCAACCTGGTGAAAAAGATATTAATGAGTTAATAGAAGAATTAAATAAGTCAATAGAGGATAATTGGATAGCATTACCATTTTATTCATCATTAAATGATGATAAAAGAAATTTTATAGAAAATATCGATAAAGAATTTGATTCTCTTAGAATTGACGATCGTGAACAAAATTTTAATGATATTCCTTCTTTAACATCTGGAAAATCATCATATACTAATTTTGTATTAGTAGCAACTAATATTGCTGAAGCTTCAATTACAATTAATAGATTATATTATGTAGTTGATACAGGTACACGTAAAACAATGACATATGATTATAAAAGCCGTAGTGAAAAATTAATATTAGAAGAAATAAGTGAAACTAGTAGAATTCAGAGAAAAGGTCGCGTTGGAAGAACTCAACCAGGTGAAGCATATTTTATATATGAAAAAGGTAAAACTAGTAAAAATAAAATACCTTATGCTTTTAGTATAGAAAATGTAAGTAATGAAATATATACAAGATTAAAAAATAATACAAATGAAGTAGAATTTATAATTAATAAATACAAATTATATGATATAATTAAATTAAATTATGAAACAACAGATGGTGAGTTTAAATATAAAGGAAATCCAGAATATAATGATTATACATTTGAATATTATGTACCAAAATATTATGAAACTGGATATTCTATTGAAGATTTATATGATGCAGAAGGAAAATTTTATATTATACATCCAGATGAATTAATTTTAGAAAGAAATATAAATGGAAAAATAATAAAACCAAAAAATCCAGAAAAATCAGAAATTAAGATAATTAATAAAAAAACTGGCAAAATTGAATCTGAAAAAGTTGATAGTTTTATTATGGATTTTAAAATGAATAATTTTATTGATAAAAATTATAACAAAACAGATGAAGGAATTAATATGAGCGAGATTATTGAAAAATTTAAATTAAAAAATACTAAAAATACAAAATGTATTATATATAGTATTTTAACAGGATCTTATGAAAAGATGTTATTTGCAATTTCTATTTTAGAAGCTTGTAGTAATGATATTATGAAATTTGCAAAACGAGATGAATTGGGGAATGTAATAATTAATAAAATAAAATATAGTGGAAAATATGAAAAAACTGATTCGGATATTGAAATAATGATAAATCATTTATTAAGCTTATTAGAAGGTGTTAATTATAAAGATTTGTTTAATTTAGAACAATATGCAAATGAATCATTAATAATCAATAATAAAAAAATAAACAGTGGCGATATCCTAAAGAAATTAAGAGAACACGATGATAATGAAGAATTTGATGGGTTTGATAGAGAAACAATTATACAAGAATTACTATATAAATTAAAAACAGCATTAATGAATGATTTTGAAAAATATAAAAAATTATGCGATGATTATGAAATTAATATTGATATATTTTTAAATAAAAAATCATTAAATACAATTGTAAATAATTATAAAAAAATAAATGATATTAAAGAAAGTTTATATTATTTGGATAAACGAAATAAAGATTATTCAAATTTTTTGAATACATATTCTGAAATTTATAGAAATAAATATAGTAATTATGATTCATTTAAGATATCATTTTTATTGAGTAATCCATATAATATTGCCCTGAATATTAACACAACAGATTCGTATTTATTAATATATTATCCATATGCAACAAATATTTATCATTTAGATAAAACTAAAACATTAGAAAAAAATAGAAAAACATATATAGATACTACATATATGAATAGAGATAATATTAGAGATTATATATATTTTGATGTAATTAATCCGGATAAGAATACTATTTATAATATTATTAAATTAGATAAAACATATTTGTCATTATTTGATGATATTTATAATAAGGATAGACTAAAACATATTGTTGTAAAATATGAAGTTAAAATAGATAGATTTGTTCAAAAATTAGTTACAGAAATAAAATATAAAGCACCTTTATCAAAAGATTATTCTGTTATAATTAAGTTTAAAGAAACTTTTACTAAATTATTAAATGATTGTGACAAATAAATTTTAGTTAGCAAATTAAGACAAATAAAAAAATTGACGCAACCCTAAAAATATAAAATTAAAAATTTATATTTTTTTGCCTCTATTTTTTTATTTGCTAAAACAAATAAAAAAATTGACGCAACCCTAAAAATATAAAATTAAAAATTTATATTTTTTTGCCTCTATTTTTTTATTTGCTAAAACAAATAAAAAAATTGAAAATCTCATTCACTTATAGATTAGTTCATATTTAAATCATAATATAAACAATGGAAACATTGCACTCACTATTACAATTTATTGGTTTAACCAACAAGAATATTGATCAATGTGATATATTCATAAATGATGATATAGAACCGAATGGAAATGGATTAATTATTGATAAATATATATTAACACTCCATCATATAATTACTGGTGACAATATATATATAAACAAAATAAAATATAATGTATTATATTCTCTTGAAGAATATGATATAATTATATTAATAAAAAATAGATATAAAGGAGATATTGTTGACTTTTTAACTAAATTTAATGATAGTATTACATACATGCAAATAGCAAATATGAATAATTATATCAATACTCAATTTAAAATATTTAAATCTAATTTGGTATTAAATTTAAATAAAATTGAGAATACATCTTTAAAATCAAATATTTTACCAGAAATTATATTAGGTAAATTTAATTTGATTTTTAATAAATATTATAATGAAGTATCGGATTTAGCAGGTCTAAGTGGAAGTATATGTTATAAAAATAATGAAATTTTTGGATTATTAATTTCTCAGAATGGTAATGATATTGAAATAATGCCATTAGAATTAATATATGATTTATTAAAAAATCATTATAATGGTATTAGATATTTTCCAATAAATATGTCAAAAAATATTATTAAATATAATTACAATTCATTTTATAAAAATGATATTATAATAAAAATAGATAATATAGATATTGATGAATTTGGAATGTTATATTACGAAAAATATAAACATTATATAACAATATCGACTTTTTTGTTATTATATGATAAAAAAAATATCGATATTATAGTTTATAGGAATACATGTAAAACAAAAAAACAAGTTATTATTAATTATAAAATAGAAAAATTTACTGAAAATAAAATTAAAATAAATATAAAAGAAAATAATAAAGAAATTATAATTAAAACTTTATGTTTTAGAGAGTTATCTGAAGAATATTTAATTAAAATACATACTAAAAAAAAAATTCATAATATTGATTATGAAAATATTTATACAAATAAAAAAATATTATATTTGGCAAATGATGATAAAATAGATAATACATCTCTTTTATTATTAAAAAAAATATCTGGCCATAAAATAAATAATTTAAATCAAATTAAACATTTTATGAATCAAAAAAAATGTGTTATAGAATTAATTAATCCAAATAATGAGATAATAAAGTTAAATATATAATTTTTTCGATATATAATATATATGTTTTATAATATAAATCCGGTTTTATGGGGTAAACATTTATGGAAATATATGCATTATTTAACATTATCATACCCAGATAATCCAAATTTTGATGAACAACAAAAAATAAAAAATTTTTTTAATATGATTGGTGATTATTTACCTTGTGAAAAATGTAGAATAAATTATAAACGACATCAAAATGAACTACCACTTACTGATGAAATATTACAATCAAGAGATAAATTAATATTCTGGTTATTTGATTTACATAATATAGTTAATATGGAAACAGGAAAAAAAAGATTTACTAGAGAAGAATTTTTAGAGGAATATCGGTTTGATAAAAATAATAATGATAAACAACAATTTTTTAATAAATATATAATTTTTATATTAGTAATAATATTAATAGTATTATTTTTATTATATAGAAAATTCAAATAATTTTTTTTATAAATTATATTATATTATATAAAATGAATGTAAATACTGTAAAAAATTTATTACAAAATAAAAAATTTAAAATTGTAACTACTGAAAAAAAATTGCGAAAACTTGAAGAAGTAAAATCTGAAGTTAAAACTGAAGTTAAAACTGAAGTTAAAACTGAAATAAAAGTAGTTAAAAAATATCAAGAAAATATTTTAATCCCCACAATTAAAAAAGCAAAAACAAAAGTTGTTCCAGTAGTTCCAAAAGTCGTTCAAGTAGTTCCTGAAGAAGTTCCAGAAGTAGCTCATGAAGTCGTTGCAGAAGTCGTTCAAGTAGTTCAAGTAGTTCCTGAAGAAGTTCCAGAAGTAGCTCATGAAGTTGTTGCAGAAGTAGCTCAAGAAGTTGTTCCAGAAGTTGTTGCAGAAGTAGCTCAAGAAGTTGTTCCAGAAGTTGTTGCAGAAGTAGCTCAAGAAGTTGTTGCAGAAGAAGTTGCAGAAGTAGCTCAAGAAGTTGTTGCAGAAGAAGTTGCAGAAGTAGCTCAAGAAGTTGTTGCAGAAGCTCCAAAAGAAGCTTTAGAAAAAGAATCAAATAAAAAAAATAAAAGAAAAAATAATAAAAAGAAATAAGAAATAAAAAATTATAAAATTATATTTTTTTTTGTCAAGTTAATAATTTTTTCTTTTATTTTATTGATAATTTTATCAAGATTTATATCATTATAATCATCATTTAACCAATCATTAATATCAATATTACCATAATTTAATATTTCATCTCTATCTTTAATAATATTTACTGCATAATTTCGAATCATATTCTTGACATAAATATTATTTTCTTTTATAGTTTTTATTAATTGGTCGACTAATAATTTAGGTTCTAAATTAGAATATGTTAATCTCATATCAACATACCAAATTGCCCATAATGCACAAAAACCTCCAGGATCACCAATTTTCTTCTTTTTATTTTCTAATATATCTAATAACTGAAAACTAATTTTTGGTAAATAATCAGATGGTTTTAGATATGTAATATTTTCATCAATTTCTTTAAATCTTGAATATAAAATCTTATCTAATAATTCTGGATTATAATTTACACCCGGTGGACTAGTTGAACCATGAGGTTCAAAACGTTCTACTACTTTTTTAAAAACATCATATATAATATAATTAGCGTGTGAACCTTCTTTTAATTCAATACCTAATGGTAAAATTATAAATTGTTTTCCTGCCTCAATACATTCTTTAATATGTTCAAAAAAATGGTCAACTACATATAATTTATAATTAATCCATATTATTTCAAAATTTAAAAATTCTGATCTAGAATTCATTAATATACCCATTGATTTATAAAAATCTTGTATACTTTTATTTTCAATAAATTCAGTTGTTAATGTAGAACATGATTTTTTATGTTTATTCAATAAATAAATTAATCCTAATAATACATCTAAAGTATTACCCGTAAATGTACACATAGATAAAGGCTCTCCTTCATTTATATTTATACAAATTTTATTTTTTATTGAAGGATAAGATCTTATATTACACATTTTTTCTCCTATTTTTATTTTATTAATATTTTCTAATATATTTTTTTTTATAATCTTTTGACATTCAGATTCTAATTCTATTTTATTATTTACTGTCTTCGTTTTTAATTTTATTGGTTTATCAAATTCTTTACTGCATATATTTTCCCATTCTAATTCAAACAAATCAGGTTTATTACGTAGTCTATTAAAATATGATTTTACAACTAAATTAATAAATTCATCTTGATCTTTTTCTTTAATTAAATCTATAATCATTATATCTTGTTTGTTTTTACTAAAAATATCAATTTTTCTTTTTTCTAATATATGCTTATATTGTTTCCATAAATTTAGATTTATAATGTAAAATAAACAACTATTGCCATTATGATCTTTTATATTTAAATTTGTTTTTTCAAGTAGTTTTTCAAAAATTTCTATATTTGATTCATTATAATTTTCTAAAAATATATGAAATGGTAATTTACCATTGATGTTCCAAAAATTATAATTTATATTATCTACAGACATTAATATCGATGCTATACTATAATTTTCTTCAATAAATGCATAATGTAGTGCAGTATTTCCAAAAACATCTTGTATATTTATATTACATTTTTTTTCAATTAATTTATTTAATAATTCAATTTGATTTATAGTAGCAACGTAATGTATTACACTAAATTCGTGGGAATAGTCTTGTATATTAATATTTATATTATTGTTAATCAATAAAATACATATATTTGTTAAACGTAAGTTTGTTGCTAAATGTAAAGCACTTTCACCATTTTTAGAACGTGCATTAATATTTCCAATATATTTTAAAATAATTTTAACAATATCAATATTTCTTGTAAATATAGATAAATGTAATGAGTTATAACCATTTATATCAAATGTATTTGGATTAGAATTATATTCTAATAATTTTTCTATCATATTTATATTTTTTTTTTGAATTGCATAATGGAGTGGTATTTTTTTTTGTTTATCTTTAATATCTAATATATTAATCCCTATAGCATTTTTATTTTTTTCTAAAAGATATTTTGTAATATCATCATAACCATATTTTATACTTAGATATAATAAAGACTGTTCTTCTGAATCAGTTATATCAATTCTAGCATTCCTATCAACTAATAATTTTACAATATCTAATTTATTATATAAAATAGCATAATATAATAGATACTCTTGCGTATCATCGCGTAAATTTAGATCAATATCAGTATTATCATTTATATATTTTTTTAAAATATCCCATTCATTATTTTTTATTGAACTAAATAATTTATTATAATCAGTATTACTCATATATATTTTACTCTTAAAATTAATTTTTAATTTTAAGAATCTATTTTAGGATTCTAATAAAATTTCTAAATAATACATATATATTTGTTCTAATATATTTTTTTTTTCTATATGATAATCTCGTAATAAATTTTGAGCAGTATTATATTGAAAAAAACCAATATTTCCTATTTCATTATTATTTTTTATTTCTAAATCAGTATTATTCTTTATTTCAGCAATATAATATATGTGTCTATATGGGACACCATTTGTACCAATTAGATTTTCTTCTATTGGTTCTAAATCATTTATTATATTTATATTTTCTAATTTTATATTTGTTTCTTCAGAAAATTCACGTAATGCACATTCTAAAGGAGTTTCATTTTTATCTTTTCTACCTTTTGGAAACCCCCATTCTAAAAAATTATATAATGGTTTTATATTTGTTATAAAAAAATTTAAATCTAAATCTATATCTATTCCAGATATACCATTTTTTATTTTATTAAATTTATCTTGAGCAATTATGAATTCTTTTTTGAGGTTATCAATACGGTTTTTATCGTGATTCCATATTTCTTTCCATAATTCTTCAAAAGTCTTTACTTTTAATAATTCTATTTCTGATTCGTGCATATACTGAAAAAGTGAATTTATTTGGTCAACATTATCTAATTTATATTTACCACGAATAAAATCCATAAAACCTATCGAATGTCTACGTTGTATTAATAAAAATTTTATATTTTGCATATATGTGCTAATTTTTTCAAGATCGTTTTTATTTTGTAAACAAATATTTGGTATTTTATGTTTTAAATTTATTTTTTTATGATTTATAGTCTTATTATTTAATAATGAAACATCAAGTAATATAATTCCCCAACTAGTTATAGGTTCTTTTTCATAATTATTTTTATGTGAATAATTATATTTTTTATTATTCATTATTATATTATAATGAATAATTCTTTAAATAAAATTTATAAAATTTTTTAGAAACTTTTAGAAACTTATAAATCGTTATTCATATCTGCTGAATTTTCTGTATTTATATTCGATGATTCTGTATTTTCTAACATAGCATCTTGTATTTTTTTTTCTACATCTAAAAATTCATCAATCGAATCAAATTTTTTAGGTTCGTATATTTGACGGATATGTGTTTCTATTTCAGTATCCGTTGCAATATCTTCCATAAATCCAAAACAAATAATTTCATTTGATTTATCTATTACTTTTTTACTTGTAATTTTTACTCTAACATATGTTCCTTTTTTTAAAATAATATATTTTTGAGAAGTTTGTTCTTTTTTATCTGTTTCTTTTTTTCCATTATTTTTTTTAGCAATCCATGATGAAAAGTTTTGGTTAAATGTAAATATATCTTTGTTTAAACTATTAAATGGTTTGATAATTATATTTAAAGGTCCATTTTTTAATATAATTAGTTTATCAGTTATACCATTTATTTGTGCAATAATATATGTATTATTTATTGGACGACACAATGTACAAAGAAATTTAACATCATATTTAGCACAACACATTGGATCTTCTGGTATAATACGACCATCATTTATTAATTCTAATTCATGAATTTTAACAATATATCCATAATCTTGATAACATCTATTATTATGTTCTTTTTCAAGGTTTAATTTTATATATTTGCGAATGTTATTGTCCATTTCACGTGGTAGTATACGAACATTGCCAGTTAGATAAGTAGATATATACGGATTATTTATCATATATATTATTATTATATAATATTATAGTTAACTTAATTATAATTAATTATAGTTAATTATATTATAATTTAATCAATTTTTTTTATCCTTTATTCGACGGCTAAAAATATAAAAGTTAAAGTTAGCGTAAGAATTTGTCTTCAACAAATTCTTTCGGAGTCTTAACTGCCTAGGTGTTTAAACACCTATTAGGCAGTTAAGGGATAAAAAAACTAACCTAATACAATAACATAATCATCTTTTTGTTTTTCGGCTGACCATTTTTCAAAAATTTCTAACATCTTATCAATATTATTTTTTACATTTGCATCATCTTTAATATGAATATTAATAGTAAAGAAATCTCCTGATTTTTGTTTTTTAGTTTCTACACTTATTTTACTATTAATTTCTTTAATTTGTTGTTTAATATTATTTGCTCTATCTTCAAGATTATATGGGAATGGATATAATGGATGATTAGATGGGACCATAATATAAGTTTTCTTATCCACTCCAGTAGAATATTTTTCTAATTCTAATAATTTATTTTTAATTATATCACATAATGTTTCTCTTGTATTTTCCTTTGTATTTATTTTAAGTTCTTTTATAACTTTTGCAATATATCCTTTTTCTCTAGTAGTACAAACTGCACCTTTTAATGATGGTATACCGGTACCACGTTTTTTATCTAAAATTTTAGCTCTCTTTTCTCTTATTTTAAATACATCTTGATCTAATCCAGTTTCCAAATTCTTTTTACGTGATTTATCTTTTTCAATAATACCAACATATTTAAATTCATCTCTATTATCATAATATTCCATAATTGAATCAAAATCATATTCGTTTTCTTTTCTTGTTTCTTCATCAATTTCATTGTCTTCTTCAAATAATTTTTTATCTTTGTACATTTTATATAAATCATTATTTTTCAGATAATTAGATAAGGATATTGATTGTGATATTGGTTTGATATATTTAGTTCTATAATATATTGGAACATCTTCATTTTCATCAAATGGTTGAAATATATAATATTTATCTACAAAAAATAAGTATCCTGTTCTATTATTTTTATCAATAACAGTATCCATAAAACTATTTAAATCATTTTCAGTAACAGGAATTAAATCATTTAATGCTTTAAATACAAAAAATTCATCAAATAAATCTCGTCTATCTTCTGTATATGAATTTTTTACATATGCTAATATATCTCCAAGTGTATACATAAATCCAATAATATATAATTCTTTTATTTTTCGTTTGCAATATTCGATTTCTGATTTAGCAAATCCAGTTGAAAAAGTAGTAGTATCTAAGTTTATCTTATTTACTTTTTTATATATTTTTCTATCAGGATCATAATATTCCGAATTTAATTTAATGTTATCACATTTAAATTCACATTTATCAAAATCACAAATTTGTGGACATTCTGGTTTACCTTTTTCACCACATTTATCAAATTCTTTTACTTCTTCTTTGAAAATATTACTGGCAATATTAAGAGGACAATCAATCGCAATTTCTTTCATAGTACGTTCTATTTTTTTAATCAATAAATATTTTTGTTCTGCTTTTCTATATAAATCTTCTTCACTTGACAATCCTTTTTCTATAGAAACAATGTATTTATAAACATTAACATAAGGATATTTATTATTTTCAGACATTTGTCTATAATGTGAACACCATCTAATAGCGCGACCAATAACTTGGTCTACCCTTCCAAAATTATAATATACATCAAGAATATGTACTTCTGCAACATTTGAAAGAGAAATACCTTCGTTCATAACTTTTGAACCTAAAATTAATTTAAGGTATTTACCTTCTTTATTATCAATTGAATTAAAATATGTATCAAGAATACGTTTTTTTTCTTCTGGAATAATATCGGCAGCCGAATCATCACCACCTCCTGTAACTGTAATAAATGTTGCTGGATAAAACTGATGATTTGGTATATTATTTTTTTTATATTCAGTCGATGATGCAGAATCATCCTTTTTCTTTTCTTTTTTTGCAGTATGATCTTTATATGATATACCGCAGTAATAACATACTGTATCTGGTTGAATTTGATATGAAGCCATATCCTCTTGAAATTCTAGATACCCATTTTGTATTAAAATTTGGGCAAAAATATCAATACCTACTCGTACAAGATTAGAATATATAAATGCGGTACGAGCTCCTTTTTTATCAACTGTAAGTCTATTTATTTTTTTTAATGCTTTATAAAATTTAGTAGAAAACATTTTTAAATAAGATTTATGTAAAAATTTACCAGTAATATTTTGGCCATCCGGTGTTAATCCAATGATTTGTGTATCTTTATCTAATTTTAATAGATTGGTAGCTATTATTTTATTAACTATTTCTGGAAAACTTTTTAATTGATTTTTTATAAGATTTAATCCATCATTTCCAGATGCAGGTTCAATTGTTTTCTTGTCAGATGATAATACGGGAAATACAAAGTTCGCTACTGCTGCAGCTTTCCTATCAAGAGCATCTTCTTGTGCATCTACTTTTGTCTTATCATATAATGAACGTTGAAAGTCCATCATTTTACATTTAGTAACTTTGGTAAATAATAAACCATCAGATTTTTCTCCTTTTTCTATTTTTTTAGCAAATACTAATGGATCAGACCCACGTACATGAGATATATATCCATTCGCCATTTTTTTAAAATAATCCATTCCACCAGATTTTATTTTCATCTCATAATTTTTTTCCGAAGTAAAAATTTTATCACGTTCCATTGGATGATCAATTGGTCTTAAAAAATTAACTAAATCAACAATATCATCGGCTAAATTCTTCATCGGAGTACCGCTTAATAATACTACTTTTAAATTAACAGAATTTTTAATAATATATTGTAAAGCTTCGCCATATGCATTACCTGTTAAATTGTGTGCTTCGTCAACTAAAATAACAGTATTATTTAAATTATGAATTCTATCAACTGCGACATCTCTTTCAAATTCCCCTTCTTCAGTTTTTCTATATGTTACTTTTGTGCCTTCGCGTTTTTCTATAATACGTTCTCCGAGAACTCTTTTATGGAAACTTTTATAAGACATAATTTTATAATATTGCATTGCTTGTATCATTGCATTTTTTTTTAATCTGTCTAATTCTGAATGATCTACGTATTGACTTTTATCTACTTTTTTCATATATGTTTCGCCAGTACACTTAATAATATGTTGTTTCCAGTTTTCTTTTAATAGAGCACCGGGAACAAGGATCATAATTTTAGTATTATATTTTTGGACAAGAGGTTTAAATTTCTCAGCGATAGCAACCCCTGCACAAGTATTATGAGTAATAATATCATTTGCAAGATAATTATGATGTATATCAATTTCAAGATCGTAAATATAACCTTCATAATTGATTAATTCAACAGATTTAATTTGTATTCTTTTTATTTCATTACGTTCATATTTATAAACATAATCACCAGATTTTAATGTGTTTGACCAAATATTATTATCTGATAAAAATTTATGTATATAACTTGCTTTTATAATAGTACCATCTACTAGAGTATATTTTTTAATAAAATCTTTTATTTTTTCTCTATATAATCGTTTAATAGGTAGATATTCAAGATATGAACCATTATATGATAATGTTTTTATATTACTAGATGGAATTGCCCATTCATTCCCATTTTCATCTAATGTTATATTTTTAGCATAATCGATCCATATTACATCAATATTTAATCTAATTTCATTTATTGTTTTTACGATAATTTTGGTATCAGGTAATACACATTTTCCTGTACCAAGACCGTGAAATACAATCATCCCTTTATAAGGTGTATCGGGGTTAATAATATTTCCTAAAAGTGATTGATAATTAAAAAGTTGTATTTCACCTGCACAAATATTGTCTCTATAGTCTTTTAATTCTTCATAATTTTTAATATCCGGTCTTTCTGGTAATTTATGAGAATAAAATTCTCTTTTTTTGTATATTTTATATTGCAAATTATCATCATCATTAGTAGGATAAGTATAATTTATATTAAGTAAATCATCATCATTTTCTTGTTTATCTTGGTTTGCCATATATAATATAATACGCTTTAAAATAAAAAATAAAATTTTATCTAAATATATATAGTAAATGCCAAAAGAATATACAATAGAAGATATTAAATGTATATTAAAAAAAATAGAAAATGTAAAAGAACGTAAACATATCGAGAAAATTAAGGAAATTATATATAAAGAAAATCCGAATTTGTCTGTAACTAAAAAAAGTGATGGTATATTATTATTTTTTCATAATTTAAATCAATCTACTTATAAAAAATTAGATGGGTTTTTTGATAAAATTGATAATGAAAAAATATTAAAAGCTACAAGTTATTCAGAATCATTAAATATGTCTACAAATATATCAATTAGTGATAACAACGATACTAATCAAGATTATGAATCTCCACAAATTAAATTATCTAATACCGAAAAAAAAATATTAAAAAAAAAAGAATATCATAAACAAATATATAGTGATACAAATAAAGACGATATATATGTAAATGATGAGATATTTTATAATAAAAATAAAAAAGTATAAAACAAATAAAAAATTGAAAAATTTTAATTTAGTTAACTAAATTTATGTTAACTAAATAATACTTTATAAGACTATAATATGAATAATCAGAGTAAACTTACATTAGATATTATTGGAGAATATATTCGTAATAATCTTGGTCATTTTAAATCATCAGATGAAGAATTTATTATTGTACAAAATACTAAAAAAATAAATTCTGATAAAATAAATTCTGATAAAATAAATTCTGATAAAATAAATTCTGATAAAATAAATTCTGATAAAAATAATTTTGAAAAACCAAATAAAATAAAAACAATACAAATAAAAAAAAATATTAATGATATATTAAATGATATATCAATTGATGAATCAATTAAGTTTCCAAATAAACATTTTGTAAATTTACATTTTACAGATTTATTAGAATCTTTTTTACTTTTTAAACCAACAAATAATTTTATGATAGAAGAAAAAGAATATTCGTATTCTTTTTATAGTTGTATTTTATCTAGTTTAAATAATGATTATACTAAAGCTACAGATAAATACAAATTTAATTCAATTAATAATTTGATATCTTATTTAAAATCTGATGTTTCGATGGATGGATACAAAAATAATGGATATTCAAAAATTGGTATAAAGAAAAATGATCTAATAAAAGATATTAATTCTGATAAAATATCAGATATTGTTGTTCGATATGTTACCGACGCATTGCATATTAATTTGTTTTTATTCGATGATAAAAATATAAAATATTTTGGTGGAGATTTTATTGTATTTAAAAATATTATATTAATGCTTAAACATGATGAAAAATATTATATAATTTGCACAGATAAAGAAAAATATTTTAAATTTAATTCAAATGATCTGATTAAACAAATTCTTTTAAATACTGATAAATTAAAACTTGTATTTACTGAACAATTTAATTATACTGGATATAATCTCACAATGAATCATATTAAAAATAAAAAAAATGAAAAAACTGAAAAAATA